CCTTTACCAAAACCTAGTGACTCAATGGACTTAACTGAATGCATGTCGCAAACTTTTTGTTGCACAAGTTTCTCAGCCCAGTCAGTGGTATCAAACACCACAGTTTTGTAATCATGTTTCTCTTCATAAAGAGTTTGTAATTGTTTAACAATGTCATCGTATGACTTGCATAATGGGAAAGACGACACATCTAAAAAGTTAGTACCCTCTTCTGTCTTGATGTACACAGGCCGGGGTGCATTAGATGCGAAGGTAGTCTTACCTATCCCATCGGTTCCTGCTACATTGATTTTAATTGCTGGCACTTTAATACCTGTTTCTACAGTATCCAATAGACTCACCTTGCTCTCCTATCATGCTCATTAACGTTGTGGCCTTCCATAGAGCCAACATGTTCTTCCCATATATCTGACAATGAACTTGGCAAATACATGCTGTTGATGTCTTTCATTTTGCTGCAGAACTGCTCAAAGCTACTGCAAGTACTAATAACAAATTCTGAATCAGACTGAACGTCTATTAAAAAATCTCCTAATCTACTCATCGCTTACTCCTTTTAATGGATCAATCAAAGCTATGTATGGCCTTTCATTAATCTTAGTTGTTAATCCTTTCTCTATGTATTCCCAGGCCTTTGGATCTTCAGCTTGAATCCTCTTGGTCGCACTAGAGTCCTCAGTGAATTCTTTTTTGAATGGGAAATTTTGTAGTTCTTTTGATAGATCATTAAGGTAATCTTGATCCCAAGACTTGGTGATCTTATATTGGATCCTTAGATCTTTAGGTATCAACCCATTGAGTGGAACTCTTTTAGATCCACCAGAGTTAGATAATGTTTTGGCTACCTCTCTAACTTCAGGAGTATTGGCAATGGCCTCATCTAAAGTTTTTGATTCTTCGCGCAGTTTTGATTGTTCAGATAGATTGACTTTCTTTAGTCTTAATAATTCGACCAAGCCAAAGCTATCATAATTAGTTTTATCTTCCATAAGTTTGTCTCCATAACAAATACAAATACCATATTAATGATATTAAATTCTTTGTCAACAAATTTCTTTACTTTTTGTATCACCTCACTTATCATTGACTTCGATGTGCTTCGGTTCGTGTTGTTTCCCCTGACAATACGTCCTCCTTTTTTTTAAAGAAGCACATCACCTAACACAAGGAGAGAGATGGAATTAAAAGATTACATAGAAAAGAGAGGAGAGGAAAGTCTTGCCAAGGAACTTAAAGTTTCTGTGTCAACAGTTAGATCCTGGAGATACAGCACAAGACAACCATCGGTTAACCAAGCTAAGAAATTAATTAAGATGACCGGGCATGCGCTCGATTGGGAAAATATTTATGGTGCTATAGAAGAAGGGGAATAGTTTTGGATTTAAATTTAAATAAAAAAGGGGAAGAGATTGTTGGCAATCCACGCAAGGAGATGCTTCTTTCTTTTTACGAGAACAACTTTCATCTGATCCCATGTGGATCTAAGACAGATGACATTCCAGATTACTTTAAGAAGAGACACTCTAATGAAGAGGACAGTGTCTTGGTTAAGCGCTGGGCAAAGACACCAAGAGTTAAGTGGGCAGACTACATTCATAAGCAACCTCACTTAAAAGAAATCAAGCAATGGTATCTACAGTTTCCGAACTGTAATTGGGCAGCTGTCACAGGCATTAACTTTGTGGTGCTCGATGCAGACACACAAGAAGCAGCAGACTTCTGTGAGTCAGGACAGATCACAAGAACAACACTGAAACAGAAAACACCTAGGGGTGGCTATCATTATTTCTATGCAATCAATCCTGAGCTAAAGATTAGAAACACAACAGGCCGGCTTGATATCAGAGGGGAAGGTGGCTATGTCATGGTGTCCCCATCAGATCATTACATGTTTGAAAGCGCTGACGGTATCGAGCCAAGCGACATGGATGATCTACCGATGCTGAACTCACAAGACATGAATGTCATCTATGACTTCAACAGCACAGGTAAGACAGGCTCAGAATTAAAAACGCCGCTATCGACAGAGGGTGTTGGCAATGGCATGAGGAATGACACACTGGCAAGGCTGGTGGGCAAGTGGATACTCGAAGGTTGGGGCATGAGAGAAGTGCTGATCAAAGCATTGGATTGGAATCAAAGCAACAACCCACCCATGAGCGTGCAAGAAGTATTGCAGACTGTTAATAGTATTTGCACCGGGCACTTGAAAAGAAACCCTGAAGANGATCCNGGNATCTTGCAATGGAAGACCAGTCAATGGCAGATAGAACTATCGGATGAGCTNAAAGAGATCATGGATCAAGAAGATCCTATCGAACAACAAAAGAAAGAAGAGAAACCTGAACGCGATCCTTTGGGTCTCAAAGTATTTTCAGATCCCTTTTGGGATGGCATGGACTCAGAGCGCATCGAACAGTTTTGGGGTGATGCATTTATCTTTGAACAATCAAGGGTGTTGCTGTTGGGTAAACCCAAGATTGGTAAGTCTCATTGGTTGGGTGCATTTGCTGCAGCAGCTACGACAGGCACAGAGTTTATGGGCAAACAATTTAGCAGGCCTATAAAGGTTATGTGGTTACAGGCTGAGATCATCAGTGAGTTCTTAAAGAAAAGGATTGACATGTATTACCAACCTTTTATGCATGACCGGGAGTTGCTTGAGCTAGGCAGATCAAACCTCATAGCTTCTGGAAGATTAAGAAAGAACATCATGAGAGACAAGGACATCGATGAGATAGCCACGAGTATTGACTATCACAAACCTGACTTAGTTATGATTGATCCTATTATTAATTTCTTTAGTGGTGAAGAGAACTCTAACTCAGAGATACACGAGATGCTATCAAGAGTAGACAGACTCATAGAACTCTTTGGTGTAGCTGTCATCATTGCTCATCACACTGGCAAAGAAAGAGCAGACGATCTGTCGTTCATGTCAGCTCGTGGTGGTAGTGCCTTTGCTGGATGGATGGACTCAGGTGTCAAGCTGGGAGGCAAGAAACCTAACATCGATATCTTCTATGAGGCAAGGAACGCAATGGAACCAACGCAACATCTTTCATACTTTGATTATGATCGTGGCTTCTTTAGGATGGTTGATGCATCTGACTCACCGGATGAGGTAGAGATAGCGCGAGTGGTAGCAGCTGGTATGGATAGGCGCAAGTTTTATACAAGACAAGAGCTAGAACTTCTAGCAAGACAAGCATTGAAGGACAGCGAGATGGCCTCAGGCGAGAGAGCCGCAAGGTACGCAGTGTCTCATGTGCAAAAATATTTAGCAGAGAGAGTCAAGTCTCATACTGTTCCTGGAAAGAACGCATGGTATTACTTGGCAGACAATGAGATGAAGAAGCCTTGGGAAGACGATGGATAACTTAGATTCAATAACAGATCCAATTGAAGAGGTCTTGCATATGATGGTCAAACATCAGTTGGCAGTGGTTGCTGATAAGAAGCTTGACTTAGCTCGCACGATTCTAAGGTTGCAAAGACAACTCACAAGAACAAAAGAAACAAATAAAAACTTTCATGAGCAATGGATGTATTTGCACAACACACACGAAGATATAGTGGGAGAAGTGGAGAGAGTTTATGGAATCTAATCCGTACAAGATAGAAGGCCCAGCACTCATTAGTTTTAGTGGTGGCAGAACCTCCGGGTTCATGCTATGGAATATTATTCAAGCCTATGGTGGCACACTGCCTGATGATATCTATGTGACCTTTGCCAACACAGGCAAGGAAGCTCCAGAAACATTGGACTTTGTGCATGAGATAGGTGAGAAGTGGGGCGTCAAGATACATTGGTTAGAACTTTACTTCGGTGAAGAGCGCCCGGTGTACCGAACCAAAGAAGTTACATACGAAACAGCGAGCAGAAATGGTGAGCCTTTCGAAGCATTGATTGATAGAAGACAATACTTACCCAATCCTGTGGCCAGGTTCTGCACAAGCGAACTCAAGGTCAAGGTCATGTCAAGGTTTATGCGCAAGCTTAGAGGACACAAGACTTGTAT